TAGCAGCAGCATTATCTATCGCTACTTCAGTGGCAGCCACAGCACAAGGACTCTCAGCTTTAGGTGCAGGAGGTGGTGGTGGTAGTGGTGGTAATCTACCTTCAGCTCCTTCAGCTTCATCAAGCCCTCCATCCCCTCAAATGATGTCAGGAGCATTTCAATTAGAAGGAGGTCAAGAAGTAGAACCTCAACGCGCTTATGTAGTGAGTGATGATATAACTGACAGTCAGAATGGACTTGCAATAATAAGACGTAGAGCTACAATCTAAAATCAAATAAACTAACTTAATATCTATTATATACCAAAGACTAAACTATGCCATGTACTAAATGCAAAGAAGGAAAATATAAATGGGGTGAAACAGGAGCTTGTGAATATGACACCCTGCAACAATGTGAAGATGCTAATGCGTCTTATGAAGAAATGAAGGAAACTAAAATTGTTGAATTAGTCATTGACCCATCTGAAGAAGATTTGGCGATTGACTGTATCAGTTTAGTTTCAGCTCCAGCCATAGAAGAAAACATGGTCTATATGTCTAAGTCTAAAAACAACTTGACTTTAGCTAAAGTAGATGAAGATAGACGTGAATTAATTTCTCCAGCCCTTATCCCCGATAAAAATATCTATCGCTATAATGCAGAAAAAGATGAAGATTATTATGTTTATTTTTCAAAAGATACTGTAAAGAATTGTGCTTATAGTTTCCTAAAAAACAACAATCATCATAAAGCTACTTTAGAACATCAAGATAGAGTGTCAGGAGTTTTAACAGTAGAGTCTTGGATTATCGAAGATCCTAAAATGGACAAATCTCGGCTTTATGGATTTGAATTAAAACGTGGGACTTGGATGGTGAAGATGAAAATAGAAAATGATGACCTCTGGTCTAAGGTGAAGGACGGCTCTATTAAGGGGCTATCCATAGAAGGATATTTTACCTCAAAGTTTCAGCAAATGCAAGAAGAAGAAAAAGAGCCAACAAGTGAAGAAATACTAAAGGCTTTAAATGAAATAATCTCAAAATCAAATAAATAAAACAAGGTTCTATTATATACTATACAAACTCACAATAATAAAAAATTACTATGGATTTAAAAGAAAAGATATTAGTTGCTTTAGGAATTAATGAAGAAGAAACTAAATTAGGCTTCCAAGCCAAGTCGGATGATGGTACAATTTTTGTTTCAACTGCTGAAGAATTAGCTAATGGCGTGGACATCAGCGTTTTAACAGAGGATGGAACGACAATACCAGTTCCAGCAGGAACGTATAAATTAGATACAGGGGTAAGCTTCAGAGTAGAAGATGAAGGAATTGTTGCTGAGGTTCTACAATCAGAAACAGAAGAAGAAGAAACAGAAGAAGAAGAAACAGAAGAAGTAGAAGCAGCAGATGAAGGTAACTACGTTACTATTGAAGATTGGAGAGCTATGGAGGAGAGAATCAAAAATTTAGAGGATGGAATCGCTGACCTAAAAGAATCAAAAGAAGGTGGTGATGATGAGTCAGAAGAAATGTCTGCAGAACCAACTACAAACCCTAAGTCAATTAAGACTACAGAGGTTAAAGAATTTTCAGCAGAAGAAGAGTTAGAAAATCTGAAAGCAGAAAACGAAAAACTTAAAACGGAATTAGCAGAAAGTCCTGCTGAAGCTCCTATCAACACAAATAAATTTAGCTCAGAAAGAGCAGCTCCTACTAAGCAAGAACTTCAAAGAATGACTAAGCAGGAGAAATACTTATACAACTTATACAAATAATAATTTAAAAAAACAAAACTATGGCTTTTACAGCAGTTTCAAACTATTCGGGGAAGGCAGCGGGATTTTATATTTCGGGCGCTCTCCAATCAGTAGTATCTTTAGACTACTTAACAATGATAGAAAATATCAAACTACAGAGCAACATTCAGGTGATGGATGCGACTGTAACACCAGTTGCAGCGGCAACGTGCGACTTTAATGATGCAGGAACACTTGCTCTTACCGAAAAGGTACTTACCCCTGCGAACAACCAAATTAACTTAGATTTATGTAAGGCTACATTACTTTCCAGCTTTGAAGCGATGCAAATGAGAGCAGGAGCAGGTGCGCCACCTCCAGCATCTTTTGATGACTATGTTATCTCTTACATGGGTGAAGTAATTGCTAGTGCAACTGAAACTTCAATCTGGGCAGGAGTTGCTAATGCAGGTGGGGACTTTATTGGCTTTACAGGTGCAGGTGCAGCAGGATGGTTAAGAGCAGGTAATGACGCAACAGTTCAACAAGCAGTATTAACTGGTGGTGCAGGTGTAGCTCCAGTTGTTGGAACAATTTTAGCAGACCTTCAAGCAGCTATTGATGCAGTACCTACAGCAGTAATTGGGAAAGAAGATTTACATATATACATTAATCAACAAAACTGGCAGTTATACATTCAAGCAGTTTCTGCTTTAACAGGTTTCCCTTACGGAAATATGTCAGATGAATACTCTAGACAATTTAACGGAATTAAAATTGCAGTTGTTAATGGATTACAAAATGCAGCAATCGTAGTAGCAGCTAAGTCAAACATGTACTTCGGGACGGATCTTCTCTCGGATGGGTTGAGCTCATCTCCTCGTATTCAACTTTTGGACATGGCTAATCTTGACGGAAGCGATAATATGAGAATGGTTTGCAGATACTCAGCTGGAACACAAACAGGAGTAGGTGCTGATATAGTTCTTTGCTCATAATAACAAAAATAACGGGAGAGTTTAGGCTCTCCCTTAACTTAAAACATAAATAAACATGGCTTGTATAGCTTTAACTAAAGGACGTGGATTGGATTGTAATCGCTCAAGTGGAGGGGTGAAATACATATACTTCGGTGTCTATGACCAATTCTCTCCACTACCTCTTGTAGTAGCTTCAGAAGTAACAGATATAGAAATGGGAGCAAATACTCTTTACAGATACACTCCACCTAGAGGAAGTTCTCAGGCTATGGAAACGATAACTGGTAGTACTGAAAACGGCACGATCAGCTACACTCCAACTGTTTCTATGGTACTTAACAGACTCTCCAAAGAGGATCAGAACGAAATTAAATTATTAGGTCAGACACAGCTCATCATTTTCTGTCAATTAAACGAACAATTAGCAAACGGACATGATGTTATTGTAGCTTTAGGAGTTACAAATGCCATGCAGTTGAATGCAGGTACGGCTGATTCTGGAACTGCTTTTGCAGACAGAAATGGTTACACTCTGAACTTTGATGGCTTTGAAGCTGACCCTTTCCCAATGGTTGCGGACTATACTACAACGCCTTTCGATAATGCAGCGTTTACTTTAACTCTACCTGTTATTAGTTCTTAATTAGTAGTTTTCATATATTCTTTGATTAGGGGGCTTTTTAGCCCTCTTTTCTTTTAGCAGTAATTAAGTGTTTTAAGAGCATCTAAGCTACTTAAAGTGCTTTTAAGTATATTAGTATTAAAAAACATATAAGTTTAAAACACTAGAGTAGGAGCAACATTTTAAAAAACATTATGTTAAATTATAATTTTGTCTATTTTTACTCAAATTTCTTGATAAGCAAATAAATAAGAGTCTTTTCTATTATATATTATATGATACAAGCAATTAGAGAAACTAATTTTGATGCCTTCATAGAAACTAAGGCAAATAGAATAGGTAATCAGACTGGAGCTAGAACAAGGCACCTAGTCAAATTCACAAATGATTTAGATGGATCGGTTTTTTATGCTTATCCTTTATTGGAGAACATTCATCCTAGATATACTGTTATGCCGTTTGCTTATGCTGCAATACCAAACAGGTTTCTAGGGAAACTAAACTTAAAACCTGCTGGATATTATAAATATGAAGTCTATGAAGTGAGTTGGATTGGAACAGTTGCATTATCAAGCGCAACAGCTCCTACAACTGAAACAGATGTACTTCCTGTACATAATGATCATGGAGTAGTAGAAGGGCTTGTAGCTATCGGAAAGTTGTATTTAGCAGAAAAATCAGGAGATGAAGAAGTACAATATATTCAAAATGCAAAAAGAGTACAAACTTTAACTATTGCTTATGGTGGCACAGGATATGCAACTGCTCCAACTGTTACAATAGCAGCACCAGGAACTAATGGAGGACAACAAGCAACAGCAACCTGTACAATAGATGGTGGAGGGTCAGTTAATACTGTAACGATTACCTATGCAGGTAGTGGTTATGAAACAAATCCAATAGTAACTTTAACAGGTGGAGGATTTACTGATGCAGCTACTATAACGGCAACAATAGAACAAACAAACTATATATATTACGGACAATAAAATAAAAAACAAATAAAATGGCAGCAATAGAAAATGTACAACAGCTCTTAATGGAGCAACTAGGTAAAAATTCAGGAACAGAAATCTTTACAACAGTAGCACAAACAGGGAAGGATTGGTATTGTGTTAATTTTCCAGTAGAAAGTGTTATAGCTTCAATAACAGTTGCAGATGCAACAGGAGAGGCTGCTTTAGTAACGACTTTAAGTGCTGGAACTACCCTATTTATGAATATCACCGCAATCACTTTAACAAGTGGAGTTGGTATAGGTTACAAAGAGTAAAAGATGTTAGCATTAAAACTAGGATTAAGTTTAGTATCAACTCCAAGATTAGGAGGCTGGTCGCCTTATGATGAAACAAGTCTAGAGGCTTGGTATCAAAATGCAGTAGGTATAGACCTTAATGGCTCTGATGTTAGTGAATGGGAAGATAGCTCTACTAACGGCTATAACATGGCAGCTTCGGGTACAGAACAACCTGCTTATTCAGCAGGAGTTTTGACCTTTGTAAGTGCTGACAGTAATAACCTACAAACAACAGGACAAATTTCTTTAACAGGTGATTTTACACTAGGGTTTGTCTTTAATCCTTCAATATCAG